AGTCGTGGTGAACTAAACATCTTTGCTGGTGGATCTGGCTCGGGCAAGTCCTTGGTCATGATGAACATAGCACTTAACTGGCTACAGATGGGCTTGAGCGGTGTCTACGTTACACTGGAATTGAGTGAAGAACTCACAGGCCTGCGTAGTGATGCCATGTTGACCAATGCCAGCACACGTGATATCCGCAAGGATATTGACAACACCAGTCTGCGTGTTAGCATGATTGGTAAGAAGGCAGGTAACTATCAAATCAAGGCATTGCCTGCACAGAGTAATGTAAATGACATTCGCAGTTATTTGAAAGAGTATCAGATACAGACAGGTAAACGAGTTGACTTTGTTATGATTGACTATTTGGACTTGGTCATGCCAGTCAGTGCCAAAGTCAGTCCCAATGACCTGTTTGTTAAAGACAAGTATGTGTCAGAAGAACTACGCAACTTGGCCAAAGAGCTGGGCATCCTAATGGTAACAGCATCGCAACTTAACCGTAGTGCTGTGGAAGAAGTTGAGTTTAACCACAGTCATATCTCGGGTGGTATCAGTAAAATTAACACAGCAGATAACGTGTTTGGTATCTTGACAAGTCGTGCTATGAAAGAACGTGGGCGCTATCAAATCCAGTGTTTGAAATCGCGTAGTTCGACTGGCGTTGATCAAAAGATTGACCTTGAGTACAACATTGAAACCATGCGTATCAGCGATCCAGGATTGGATGCTACCCAGGGCAGTGGCCCACCTAGTGTAGCTAACATCATGAGCAAGATCAAAGGCACAGCTACAGATGAGGGAGAAGGCGAGGCTAAGTTTGAACGAGCACAGCCCAAGGCAGGGTTTAATTTAGAAACTCCGCAGCCACGTGCAACGGGCGAAGCACAGAGTGCTAAACTAAAAAGCATGATTGCAGGATTGAAAAAGTCCAATGACTAACATACATTGCCCAATGATTCATGGTGGGCTGCAAATTGATTTAAAAAAGTCTCCAACTGACATTTCGGTAAACAACTGTTGCCTAAGAACAGACTTTGAAGTTACCGCTGAGGAAAATGTTTGGAACAGTAGATCTCTAATACCCTTACGAGAACTAAATTCTAATAATCAATGGGATCCAGGCTGCTGGACTTGTCAAGGAAACGAACTAGCAGGAATGGAAAGTTTTCGTACTGGCATGTTAAACAAGTTTGGTCAACGAACAAATTTGTCCGGACCCACAAGATTAGATCTAATGTTTGACATAGGCTGCAATCTAGCTTGTCGTATATGTAATCCTGGATCCAGTACATTTTGGCAACGCCATCTCAAAGAAAATAAAATTGCATTTATAGCCCCGTCCGAAGGTTCTAGAGCCAATGACATGATTGAGATACTGAAAAAACTTGATCTTAGTAATCTAGAGATGGTGGTATTCTGCGGCGGGGAAACACTATTGGGGCAGGGTTATTGGCGTGTTGCTGAAGCGCTTGCAGAACTAGCACCCAGTGGACAGGTGACTCTGTGTTTTCAAACAAACGGAACTCAGCCTATCGCTGAACGCAACTATAAAACAATTGAACGATTCCAATTGGTTAAACTGCATATCAGTCTAGATGGCATTGGCGAGAGATTTGAATACATGCGTTGGCCTGCAAACTGGAATCAAGTAGTAGACAACATTAATCGCTTACGAGATACTGCACCTACAAATGTCATGTTCTTGATTGAAGAAACAATCAGTGTGTTTAATTTGTATTATCAAGCAGAACTAGCACAGTGGGCACAGCGCAACTTCAACACTAATAGACTAGGTGATGTAATCAATCATACTAGACACGTGGCAGAAGGCATATTTTCATTAAAGAATCTCTCACAAGAATACGTAGATGCAATAGCCAATAGTGAGATTAGCGATCTAATACACCCCAATTGGCAAGAAAACCCCAAATCTATACGGGCCATGATGCAAGAGATTGATCGTTTTGATCTAATTAGAAACCAAGATTGGCGTAAAACATTTCCCGAGGTCGCTGAGTTATACTCTAAGTATCTTTAAGCAATTAATAAATATAACATAGATTGGAGTAAATCTTGCAAAAGCAGACCCGTAGCATTTTAGAAGAATTATCCAGCATGGGCTTACAGAGAGACAAAAACAGTCTCATTGAAAGTCGTGCCAATAATGTCATCGCAAGTGCTATTAACCTCATGAATCACATACGTGAGAACTACGATGCTGAAACTGCCGATGATCTAGAACGCAGATTATTGAACAGCATACGGGCGCAGGATCCAACTAAATTTACACGTGGAATCCGGAGAACACGCCCAAATGAAAATTAACCAACTGAACGAAGCCATCATTCGCAAACAAATTCGCGAAGACCAAACATACAAAAACTTTTACGCCATTGGTATTCTACTAAAAGAATACAACATGACTCAGCAACAGGTGCAGTCACTGTTCCAACAGGTAGCACAAGGTGCAGCAGCCGGGGGAAACGTTGACCGAGAGGGCGATGCTCCGGTTAGCAACAGAACCATGTTGGGCAAGGGTGCAGACGTTGCCGGAAAGGTGCGTGATGCATATCGTGGACTTAAAGACGCCATCGGCAAGACTGGTCCAGTTAAAGGTATTGACGCTTTTATTGACAGCGCACAGACGCAGATCATGCAGGCCGCAGGTGGCGAGTCTGGCAAAGTTGGGCAAGCACTAGAATTCTATCGTGAACTAAGCAAAGTGCCCGGTATGGCAATGGCTGTTAAAGTTGCAGTCTTGGGCTTGGCAGGGTTAGCAGGTTCAGGTCTAGGTCCAGTTGGTATTGCGGCCGGTCTTTCATTTGCCAACAAGATGTTGCAAGGTGACAAGTTTTCTAGCGCTGTCATTGGCGCCATGGAAACTGGCGGTACAGTACAAGCTATCCACGTGGCCAAAGATTTATTGGCAACAAACGTTGGCGCAGACTACGGAAATGCAGACGATCAATCGTTTGGGACCCTTGACCGTCCTGGTATGGTAACAGGACAAAATTTAGACAACTATCCAGCTGGAGACAACACACAGTTTGCCAACACCTATGGTGACAACGGTTATGGTGGTCCAGTTGACCAAGGTGAAGTACCAGCAGCTGACAGTTTGAGTCAAGGCGAAGAACTAGTACCAAATGACGCTAGTGCTATCAATCCAATGGATCCCAATGCTTGGAATGATGGTACACAGACTGATTTTGCTACAGATGCGTTAAATTCATATACTGTTATGCCTGGCGAAACATTGAGCCAAATTGCTCAAGCACACGGTGTTAGCGTAGCAGATCTAAAAGGATTGAATCCCGAGATCACAAACCCAGACGACATTAGAGCCGGTATGACCATTAACATTCCACCAGAGAATGGATCTGATGTCTATGCTGGCGGTACAGGAACAGCCGCAGACACAGCCAATCAAATTGCACGTGGTAATTATACAGCTAGTCCAAACAGCATGTCGCAAGCACAAGCAGATGCTATCAGTGATCGCGCAGGTAACCTAGCACGTATGCAACAACAGGCCGGCGGTACAGCTCCAATAAGAACACAAGCTGACCTAGACAACTACGTACAACAAAACATTGATGCAGGAAGAACTCCTACAGGTAATGGCGGTGTTGGTCCAGATACTCCTAGCGATGGCTCTTACAGACAAGCAGCACCATTGGGTCGTGATGGTAAACCAATGCAGCTGATGAAAGAATATGTAGACACACGTCTAACAGCACGTATGTGGTTATTACATGAAAGTATGGGCAAGCCACGTGGCGGTGTTTATATAACTAACGAAGGTGTACAGGCTATATTTGCAGAAGTTGCACGCCGTTCTGTAGTTACTGAAGGTCCAATGTTGGACAAGCTAAAAGCCTTTAATCAACGTGCTGGCAATGCAATTGGTAAATTTACAGCACCTATTAAACAAGCAGCCGCAGCAGGTTGGGATAGTGCCACTAACAAAATTACAGCACGTGACCTAGACATCAACTGGCGTCGTAGTGCTAAACTAGACAAAGAAGCCAGCGTTGATAGTCAACAGGTTATTAACTTCTTGAAACAACAGGGCGTTAAAGATCCATTGATCAATGCATCATTCAAGGCATTGAACATCCCGATGACTGGTGATCAACCCGGCGGACAAGCAGGGATGGCACAAAAACCAACTGACTACAGTTTGAAAGATACTGGATATGATGCGACTACCATGTTTAAAAACATGTCTACTTCAATGCGCGGTCCCAAAGCTGGCAAGAGAATACCTTCTCCTAGTTCAGTGCCAACAGCAGAACCAGCAGTAGCAACTCCAACAACTACTGCTACAACTACTACAACTACAGTACCAGCAGCCAAGACACGCACAGGCGGCAAAGTAGCAGGACAACTAAGCACTAACCCAAGAGCAGTAGCACGCCGTGATGCAAATGCTGCTAAGAAGGCTGCTACAACTACAGCAGGCGGAGCAGGTGCATTTGGTCAAATGGCAGCAAACCTTGCTGCTCGCCCAACCGCGTCTAGCACAGGTGGCACTACAACAGGTGTAGCAGGTGTAGGTAATGGTGTTGTACGTCATACTGCAAATCCAAATAATCCTAATCTAAAACCTACACCTACAGCTACAACTACAGCTACACCTACTGCAACAGACGTATGGGCAGGAGATCCTAACAAAGCAACTGCAAAGAAAGCACCTACAAAGAAGTCGCCTGCAGCAAGTGCATTTGGTAACATGGCTGCAAGTCTTGAAGAAAACAAACAGTTCACACGTGATTTTGGTGCCATGTTGTGGACTAAGATGAGAGACGGCAAATGATCTTAACAGAAGGCGGCAACGTATTCAAGCACGAGGACAAAACTCCTGCTACACAGCGCATTAACCGCATTGATGTGCCTACAACTGTACAGTGGCTAGAACAGGTCACTGGACTAAGTCTCATGGATACCATGGTAGGCAGCACAGGCAAACGTGAGACCAGTGGCGACATTGATCTTGCACTTGACGCCAAACTAATCACCAAAGACGCTGTGCTAGGCACCTTGGTCAACTGGTGCAAGCAGCAAGGCATTCCCGAAGATCAAATCATGAACAGCAAAGCCAAGGGTGGCAAGCCTGCACAGTTGGATGGTTGGATTGACCAAACAGGTATTGAAGTACATTTCAAATGTCCTATCAACGGTGACGCCAAACAGGGATTGGTACAAGTTGACTTTAACTTTTTAAACGACCTAAAGTGGAGCCGATTCATGCTTGCAGCCATGCCTGACGGTAGCGCATTTAAAGGTGTTGACCGTGCTGTGCTATTCAACAGCATTGGCAAAGTGCTAGGGGTTAAAGTCAATGTCAATAGCGGCGTACATGACCGTACTACTAACGAACTAGTAACAAATGATCCTGCCAAGATGGCTCACTTGTTCTTGGGTCCAACGGGCACCATCGGTGACCTAGCCGGAGTAGAAAGCACTATTGCAGCACTACGTAACGATCCGCAACGTGATGCTAAACTGCATGACTTTGCCAACTATTTGAAAACCAGTGGGCGAGAAATGCCTACTCTAGAAGCTAGCGCACACCCAAGCAATTGGTTCCGTTATATGAACCAAAGGTTAAAATAATGTTGCTTGAATTTGTACAGTATCTAACCGAAGCAGCACGTACCCCACATCCTGAGGACTTTATCTTTCAGGGCAGTGAAAGTGCCATGGATGCTATCAACGGCATTGTAAGTGCCATTGAAAAACCACAGACAGTTACAATCAAGTGGGACGGTAGCCCTGCTATTGTGTTTGGACGTAGAACAGCCGACGGCAAGTTTACAATGAACTACAAAGAGTACATTGGCGTGCCCGGGGGTCAAGTTACTACGGCACAAGAACTGTTGGATTTCTACGTCAAAAACGGCAAAAACGTAGAGGTAGCACGTAAATTAGCATCTGCTTTTAACGCCATAGGCAGCATTTGTCCTGCAACGTTCCGTGGCTTTGTACAAGGCGATCTCATGTGGACCGAACCCTTACAGCCCGTAGAAGGCAAGTTTGTATTCAAACCCAACCCACACGGCGTTACCTACAAGGTGCCTGTTGACAGCGAAGTAGGGCAAAAGATTGCAGGTCGTCAGGTGGGCATTGCCGTACACAGCATTGGCACGGATGTTGAAAACAACAAAGAAACTCCCTTGATAGGACGTCACAGCATGAACGGACTAGAGGGACTTGCTGACAGCACTCAGTGGTGTACAGTATTTACAGGCAACATGGGCATCACCTTTAAGATGAAACGTCCTGTCAAAGTTGAAAACGCAGCTCGTGCAGCAGTTAAAAAGTTTGCGGCGCTGGGCGGCGATGACTTTCTTGGCAGCATTACAGGATCTAGTAAGGCAACTCTACAGACCTACTATAATCGTAAAGTCACAGGACAGGCAGTTGGGCCCGAATGGCTACAGACTAAACTGAGCAAACCACAGTATGCAGTGATTGCTAGTGATGAAAATAAACCCATTGTAGCGCAGCTAGATGCTGTGTACAGTGCAATAACTACGCTGAAAATGGCAGTTCTAGAACAACTAGAACCACAGGTTGGCAGCATAGAGCAGTATGTTGGAGACACGCCTAAAGGCGAGGGATTTAACATTGATACTCCCAGCGGCTTTATCAAGCTAGTAAACCGTGGGGTATTTTCAGCAGCAAACTTCGCGGGAAGAGCCTAGTATTTTGGCGTAAGAGCTAAATAAAAGTATGCAGCCCAATTGGCTCATTTAAATAAAGGAAAATAAAATGGCAGTATTTACACGTATTAATGGCGATGCATATGGCGTCGTAAACGTTGACCTAGGTCGTCAACTTGGTAACGGTACAAGCACATCGGCTAACGGTCAGGTAGTCAACACAGGTATCGCAGCTCCTATTACATCTTACAAAGTAACATTTGCAGCAGGTGTATCTGGTAACTTGGCAGCTGAAATGACAACTGGTGGTGCAGTTGAGACAGTTTTGCGTATCGTTTCTGGTAACGCAACAATCTTGGCATACCAAGTTGATGCAGGCTCTGCAGGCGCACAACAAATCAGCATCTTGACAGAACGTAGCGGTTGGTCTAGCGACACAGTTATCCAAAACGCACTTCGTTACACAACAGCTGGTGACGGCGCTGGTAACATTGGTGCATTGGCTAACGTTTACACAGTTTCTGCAACTGTATCGTCAGCTAACGGCTTCAAACTAGCTTAATAGTTTACAACTACACAAAACCCACTTCGGTGGGTTTTTTGTTGACTAAATATTCACATGCAGAGCAACGTAGAATATTATCGTTTATACACACTAGTTGACATTACCAACACTGGGGTGACTCGCGGCCCTGACACTGTAGAACGTGAACAACAGCGTAACTTTGACACAGTACTACAGGCTATTGGGCTTATAACACAGCCACAACAACTAACACCACCAGTGGCCACAATGGCACACATGGAATGGTTGGAATTTGGCGAGTACTTTCAAGGCGAGCAGCGTGTGTGGGTTTGGCAATTTGCCACAGAACACAGCGACATATTCACCATTGGTACTAACCCAGTTGGGCGTCTAGCAGAAGCATTTGACCAAATTCCTGTCATTTGTGGACTAGACGAGACAGCACGTTTTATGCTACCCATTTTTTATCCCTATGGCGCTATAAAGAACATATACTTTAAAAAAGGCTATTGGGACATAAATAACGTATAAGATGCTACTGGCACCTACTCTGCTCACTTTATGGCTCATCCTT